CAAGGTTATCACGATGGGTTTTAACTTTTTCTTTAGCATACTTCACAGCATCGTCTTTATTCTTAAATGGTGCTGCTTCAGAAATTTCTACTTCTTCATTGGTTTCTTTCTTACCAGTTAAGAAGTTCTTAAAGTTTTTCAAATCAGATTTAACTGTTGGCTTCTTACCCATATCTTTTAGGTAACTCTTATCAGCAATATCAGTGTTCTTTGCTGGAACTGATTCATCAAAGTGCTTATAATCAACAGTAGTCTTTTTGCTACCAGATGTTCTGTGAGAAACGAAGTGAACTTTATCATCTTCACGTGTTACGTGTACTTGATTTCCAGTTTCGTCTTTATACATAGCTTTCGAATGCTCTCCGCTCGGTCTTAAATTTTTAACAATCTTTTGATGTTCTGGGTGTAATGGATAAGAGATATCTTTACCATGATGAACAGTCATCATCTTACCCCAAGAATAATCTTTCTTACTTACTGTTCCTTCTTTGAGTTCTTCCTCACCCATTTTGAAAACGATCTGCTTATGTGACTTACGACCTGTTGGAGAAACTTTATAATCTGAACGCTCTACACGATCAACAGTTTCTTCTTCATCTTTTTTAGCTTCCATCTGGACTTCTTCAGGAACACAGTTAGGAACTTTTCTGCCGTTCTTGTCTTTAAGACCAACAGCTTTATATCCCTTCCAGCATGCGCCAGCTAAATCTTTAAATTTCTTAGCCATCTTTATTCTCCAATTTTCTTTAAGCTGGAACGAATCATCCAACCATGTTTCTTATGAGCATCCAATCGCCCAGCAATAAAATCAGCAAATCCTTGTTCTTTGTCTTTCGATAATAGATCGAACAACTTATTTAGGCTCTCAATGGTTTTATTGTTGGCTTCTTGTAAATCTTGCAACATCTCTGTTATGTTAGTAGCAGAGTTGTCGTTATTAATAGTTGTAACTTTATACATCTCTTCTATATTCTTAGGAGTGTATACATCTAAAGCACGAAGCTCTTCTGCCATTGGATCAACTGCACCATAAATTTCTTCATACAAATCACCAAAGAATTCATGATATTGTGGGAAGAACATTCCCTCAACATTCCAATGATACGCTTGTGTTTTAAAATACATTAAAAATGTATTGGCCAAGCAGATTTTCGCAGTAACTACAGTTTCGTTCATATTAACAATTCCACTTTCTTAGGGCAAGTGCTTTTCTAGTCGGCTCACCATTTGGTTTCTTCATTGGTCCTTCAACACCAGACATTCTGGCACAGAAAGACTTGCGACGATTGGCAGCTTTGCTACCAGCTTTTAATTTGGATGGTGGAGTTGTTACAGGTGCTTTAAGATTACCACCTTCTGTTCTGTTGTAATAGTCACGACCCTTTTGAGTTAAACCACCAGTAGAACTTTTGTGACCTTTAGCATCGATGGCAGCTTCATCTAAATCAGCTTCTTCTTTCATCTTAATTAGTTTAAGTGCAGCTTTGTGTATATTTCCAGCACGTCTCGTAGCAGAATCTATATTTTTATCTTTATCAGATGCCCAACGCTTACGTTGATATTCTTTGGTAGATCTGTTCTCTCTTCCATGAGAAACATTAGCGTCATGTGTTTTTCTTTTTATACTAGTGCTAGCTTTACCAATATAACTTGTTAATGTATTATTACTTAACTCGTCAAGTTGTTCAGTTTCTTCAGTCTGAGATACTTTTAATGCTGCAGCAGTTAAACCACCTTCAGCAACAGCTGCTTCTTCCAAGTATTCTTTAAAACCCAACATTTGGAGACCCCTTTGTATATTTTGTATGTGATAAACGTGCTTTCTCAACAGCACGAATACGTGGAACAAGTTTCATTGCTACACGACCGATAACCTGTTTACGTCTTTGAATAACACGTTCAATTCTTTCTTTCTCACCAATAGAGATCTTGTTCGCATCACGACCACGCAATAGACGTTTCTTCATTAGCTTGATTGCTAGGCGACGTGCACGTTTATTTGTAGTCTTGGAAGTCGCACGAGTTTTTAGAGCGATGGATGCTTTACGTTCACGTTTTGCTTTTGATTTTGCGAAACGAATTCTTGCACGCATACGTTCTGTTCTTGAAAGAACTTCAAGAATTGTTTGCTCTTCCATAGTGCAAGCACATTCTTCCTCGTCATATTCTTCGCCAGTTTCTGGATCGATAATACCAAACTCATCATCTTCATACTCATCAATGAATTCATCATCAGGAGTAGTATTAATGATATGGTCAATTTCTTCATCAGTTAGATCTAATTCTTTTTCTAACACATCTCTAGTGTGTTCACAACCTTCTTCGCCATGCTTTACGTTGTGCACTGGGCAAATACCAGTATCTTCCCATTCCTCGTCATGAGGTTCATCGCCAGCGTGGTTGACTTTACTTACATCAACTGGAGCATTTTCATCAATAATTTCTTCTGTCATCTGTTTATATTTGTTTAACAGATCTTTATTTTTAGAATAATCAGCAGTAGGCATGGCATAACGAGCAGTTTTTGCATTGTCTAGATGATATAATGCTTTCTTTGAATCACCTTTCATATGCGCTGCGACTGCTTTATCCATGTGATATTTAAAAGTACCTTCTTCCAACTCAGATTCTTCTTTTGTAAGTTTCTGAGGAATCAAATTAGTATCGTATTGAATACCAACTTGGTTTGCCAACTGTAGCATCTTATTAACAATGTTTAATGCTTCAGGATTCAATGTCTTAGATTTGATTCTGCGCAGTGCTGTGTTAACAAGCAACTCAGGGTTTGAAGTTGTTTCAGCTTTATCAACACCAAGCATAGTTGCGATTACTCGAGCAACTTTAATCTTATCGTTGGTCTTTAAAGTCTTATCTGTTAAGTCTTCATTCATTTCTTTTTCTTCCGTTGGTGTTACGTCTTGTATCCATTTAGAAACTAACTTACCACTATCTTCTTTAAGTAGTAAGTGATTTGATCCACGTTTAACTACTGCTAATTTTCCACCATTACATTCAACAATATCTCCAACGTTAAAAATCTCACCACGGAAATATTGTTCACGTACAGTATCTTTAACCAAATTTAACTGTTCTTTAATTGGTTCTAAACCCAATGTAATACGAACATCATTCATTAAACGACGTCCATCTAACTCACGAACAGAACTTGGTAACTTTTTCTTAAACTCTTCAAAAATACCTTTAGTGGCAAAGGTTTTCATCTTTGAAGAATTTACATCTGGGTCTTTATCCAAAGTAGAAATAATCTGGATAAAACTTGATTCTTTAACAAGTTTCTTTAAGCTGGCAGATTGTTCACTACCAACAACCAAAACAACATGTTTATATTTCTGCGATAAATCTTTAATCGTTTCAGATAAAGATGTAATACTTTTAAAAGAAGTATTCGGGAACATTAAATTTAGATAATGTTCTTTCTTATCTTCTTGGATAATACTATTCTTAGATGGGGATGTATAGATTACGTGGTCAGAACCTTTCTGTTCTGCCAGTTTTTTGACTGTCTTGACTAGTAGTTCGTGCCCGATTGTAGGAGGGTTAAACTCGCTTACTGCGCAAACAATAGTACTGGACGGTAGTTCTTTGATTAGTTGTCTGTAATCTTTCATTTAATCCATCTATAAAGTAATTTCTATTCATTTATTTAGGCAATTATGCCACGCTAATTAACGCTTTTGCTGCAGCCACGATCCAAAG